GCGCCGCCAGACTGCATCGGGCCGGGACGGGCGAGTGCCGTGACCGTGACGATGTCGTTGAAGCACGTCGCGGTAAACTGCTTCGTGATCCCCTGGAGGGCGCCGCCGTTGAACTGGAAGATACCCGACCACCGACGCGCGTTGAGGATCTCGAACGCCGCCGGGTCGTCGAGCGGGAGCTTCTCCAGCGTGTCACGGGGCAGGCCGGCGAGTTCGAGGGCATCCTCGAACACGGACAACTGGGTCAAGCCAAGCGCATCGATCTTCAGGAGCCCGTATCCGTCCTCGGCGTCTTTCTTGTCGCACATCGTCGCCCCGGTCCGGCGGTCGATCGCGACGGTCTCGATGATCGGCTGTTCGGAGATGACGACGCCGGCCGCGTGGATGCCGGCGTGCCGCGGGTGCCCCTCGAACCGCGTCGCGATCCGCATCTCCGGGTTGGTGCGCATCAGGTCCCGGCCGACAGACGTCGTGTCGAGGGTGTCGGCCAGGGTGTCGAGCGCGCGGGCGTCGCCGGCCGGCCGGACGATGAGCGAATCGGCGACCGGCTCGGTCTTGTAGCGACCCACCCGAAGCGCGGCCCCGCATTCCTGGAGCGCCGAGCGCGGCTTGAACATCGCGACCGTCCCAAGCCGGGCGACGCGCTCCGGGCCGTAGGTGTTGCGCAGGTATTCGAAGACGAGGTCGCGTTGCTGGTCGCTGAAGTCGATGTCGACGTCCGGCATGTCAAATCGGTTCACGTCGATGAACCGCTCGAAGATCAGACCGTACGGGATCGGATCGACGGTCGTGATCTTCAGGAGGTAGCAGACCAGCGATCCGCACGACGACCCGCGCGCCGGCCCGACGATCATCCGGGCGCGTGCCCACTGGCAGAGATCCGCGACCAGATAGAAGTAATCCTCGAACGCCTTGTCGGCGATCAGGGCGAGTTCCCGATCGAGCCGGGCGGCGTAGTCCGGCCGGGTAAGGTCACACCCGAGATCGGCGGCGCCCCGGACGCACATCTCCCGCAGCGTAGCGGGCCGCGGAGGCGCGACGAGGACGGCCCGGGTAAGATCGGCCGTTGAACTGGCGCGCACGTTCTCGGCCGCTCCTAGCGCGTCCTCGACGTACGAGGTCGGGAGTTTGAGCCGCTCAATCGACGCGAGCCACTCCTCCTCAGACAGGATGTGCTGCGGGTAGGTCTGCGTCTCTGCGTTCCGACCGGTCAAGACCTCGTAGAAACCGCGGTCGGATTCCCGCGGGTAGCGGTTGTCCGACGAGGCGATCAGCGGGATCCCGCGCGCGATCGCCAGCCGGGCGAGCCCGAGCGGCGTCGACGGCCCGAGCGCGAGGAACGTGTCCGGCGGCGGCTCTAGGTCGGCGATTTGGGCGCGGTGCCCCAGGATCCGATACACCCCCTCGGCCGCGTACGCCTGGACGTCCGTTAGCAGCGGGCGATACCGGAACTGCGACGTCGCGAGTTCGACGAGGCGATTGATCGGCGCGAGGCTGTCTTTTGCTACGAACGTGACGTGGTCGAAGGTCGGCTTATTTTCGTTGAGCGATCGCGTCACCGCCAGTTCGACCCCGAAGATCGGCCGGAGCCCGGCCTTCTTCGCCGCCTTGCTCCACCGATAGAACCCGAAGGTCGAAGCGCGGTCGGTAAGCGGCGCTTCGGTCATCCCGATCTCGACGAGGCGGGAGAGGACGTCGTCGAGGTTTCCTGCCGCCTCACGGAAAGAGTAGCCCGACCTAACTCTTAACAAGATACAGTACTCCTCTTATCTTCCCAACGTTTTTTGAGTTTTAAAGAGGCTTTCTCTCTTGAACCCTCTTTATCCCATCTCGCTCTTTGCGCCGCGAGTATTTTCTTTCTTCCTTCTTCGGAAGCTGCTCTTTCTTTCATTCCTTTTATTGTAGCTTCTCTTTTCTCTTTATTATTCCATCTCGATTTTGAAGCCTCTCCAGCTTTCGCTCTCCCCTGTTCGGTCTGCCAGAATCCGTCCTTCCGCTTTTCGCCTTTGCGTCGCGCACTCGCTTCCCCGATCCGCCGCAAAGCGTCTTCCGAAAATTTCCCTCGCGTAGCCCGGTAATTCTCATTCCGGGCCGACTTATCAATCATATTTTCGGTCTGCGTACCGAGACGAAGATGACCCGGAGCAATGCACCAGCCGTTATCGCAACTATGGAGGACGAGTTGATCCGACTTCAGATCTGGATACGGATCGATGCAGGAAATATTGAGGTGATAGCTAAGCCGAGCCGAGAGCCATCTCTGCCCCTCATAGATAATTTGCGGACGACCTTTTATCCTTGGAACTCCGACCTTGCGCGGAGACGTCCGGCCACCGTACCGCGCCTCTTGCGCGACGCAGCCGCTCGGCATCGCGATTGTCTCGATCGGGAATTTCATCACACGTACCCCAATCGCCGAAGTTCTAGGAAGCAGCGGGTCAGCGCCTCGACGTCGACCCGTGCGCGGTGGGCTCCGGCGAACTTCTCACCGAAGAGGTGTTCGTGCAGCGCGCCCAGCGAGAGCCGGTAGCCTTTGATCCACTCGGTCGCCTCGACCGTGCAGATTCTGCTTGGCGGCCAAACAACCTCTAGATCGACGCGCTTAAATTCGGCCTCTAAGACCGTAATATCGAAATAAAGATTGTGCGCTACGATCTCGTTAGACCTAACGATCAAGTCTGAGATCGCTCTTGTTCTTTCTCGAAACGGCCGCTCATTCGCGAGCATCGCGTCGGTAATCCCGGTGATTGAGACGACCTTCGGGTCGAGCTTCTCGCCGGGGTTGGCGAAGAACTCGATCTCGTCGACCTTGCGGCCGTCTTCGAGGAGACAGCCGTAGATTTCCGTGACCTTCGGCTGATGCTTGGTCGGGAGGAGAGACGCGCCCACGAGCCCGGTCGTCTCGGTGTCGAAGACGAACGAATAGACGCTCATTCGCGGGTCATCTCCCGGCGCGCTTGGGCCTCGACTTCTTTCTCAAAATCCGTCTGCCGCCGCGGCACGACTGGCTCGATCTCGACCTCGGGCTTCCAATCTTTGTGTCTTGAACGAGCCGGTAGGTGATCCGTCGAGGGATTACCGAATTCGCGGAATTGTTGCTCCGGCTTCGGCTCAAATGAAGCCCGTGACTCGTTAAGCTCGAACGGAAAAGGCACCTCGAACTTCGCCCGCCCCTCCGCATCGAGTTCCCGTAGCATCGCCGCGTAGGTCGACAGATCGAGGAGCGAATCATCGTGGCCGCCGGCCTCGAACTGGTTGGCGTACCGAACGATCTTCATGACGATCTGCGTGAGGACGCCGAGGCGATTCGCGTCCTCGATGTTCCGAATCGCGAAGCCATTCGGCCGAAGCGCCATGAGCACATGACCGAAGTTCTTATACGCGTCGCCGTAGACCTTGCCGCGCTCCTCGAAGACGTCGGCGGATTGGCGAAGGGAATCTTGGGGCTTCATTGGTTACTCCGCGGTTTTGGCGAGGGATTTGGCTTCGGTGATCCGGCGTTCGGCGATGGCGAAGTAGGTCGGGTCTTTCTCGATCCCGATGAAAGTGCGACCGAGACGCTTCGCGGCGACGCCAGTCGTTCCAGACCCCATGCAAGTATCGAGGATAACGTCGCCGGGATTCGTATATGTCCTGACTAGGTATTCGAACAAGGCGACCGGCTTTTGAGTTGGGTGAAGCCCGACTTCGACATCGAACTTTTGCCATGAAGTAGGTACTCGTAGTTCAGGCAAGATTGCGGACATTCTTTCTTTATTTCCTGATCCGTAATTTGTCGTTGAGCAAAATCCACCCCTTCCATTTGGTTTACCGATCGCTTTAAGACCTCCACCGGTTCGCGATTGCATCTGTTTATTGTACGTCCACTTTCCATGACTAAACACGAGAATACTCTCGTGCTCTTTCATTGGCTCGCGAACTGTATTGGCGAAGTTCGATCCGCGGTTTTTGATCCAGATCCATTCGTGCCGAAAACGCTTCGGGTTCGACATCACGAGGGCCGACGTAAACGGCTGCGATGCGGTGAAAACCGCGACGCCGTTTGGCGCGAGAACGCGATCGAACGCGGACCACATCGCCGGGAATGGAATAATGGCATCCCAACGGTTCTGAGTCGTCCCGTACGGAAGATCGACGAGGATAGCGTTCACTGATCCCGGATCAAGGCTTGGAATAATTTCGAGACAATCACCAAGAAATAACATCCTAGTAACCTCCGCTCTGAACTTGCCAACACGCGTATCCGAGATTGCGCCACGCCTCGACGACCTTGTCTCGGTCTTCGAGGATGAAAGCGACTTTCGGAAAAATTCCTTTCGATACGTCAAAACCCGACATGAATTCGTGAAGCATCGCCGGCTTCACCTCGACGTCCGGACGCCAGTCCCCG